AGCGACACAAAGCACCCATACGCCGTAAACGATAAAGCATACGCGGCGCTTCTTGATCTTGTCGAAGATATTTGCCGCCGGAACGGGATCAAAAAGCTGGTATGGAGTACAAGCAAGGACGACCGCGTAAACCACAAGAACGGGTGCAATATGACCGTTCACAGGGATTACGCGAACAAGGCTTGCCCCGGCGATTATCTGTATAACAGACACGGCGAGATCGCGGCGGAGGTAAACAGGCGGCTGGGCGTTCCGGCGTTGAAGAAGAAGCGGGAGAAGAAGCCGCAGGGCGACGCGAAGAACCTTTACCGCGTCCAGCTTGGAGCGTTTGAGAAGAAGGACAACGCAACAGCGTTCGCGGCGAAGCTGAAAAAGGAAGGCTTCGATACGTACATCGTGCAGATCGGCAAGTATTACAAGGTTCAAGTGGGCGCGTTCAGCGTCAAGAAGAACGCGGAAGCTATGCTGGAGAAGTTGAAGAAGGCGGGACACGACGACGCTTTCATTACCTATTCCGGCACGTCCGGCGGGACATCGGATCGGAAGATCACAACGGGAAGCAAAGTGCGCGTGAAAGCGGGCGCGAAAACCTATTCCGGCGGAAGCCTTGCTTCCTTCGTCTATTCCCGCGATCACATCGTCAAAGAGCTTTCCGGAAAGCGCGCCGTGATTACCTACGGCGGAACGGTTGTCGCGGCGGTGAACGTCGATGATCTAACGCTTGTTTAACACACGCACAACGCACGGTATGCGTTACACAACGCGCGCCGTGCGTTAATTGCGCTATGTGAAAGGGGGACGCAATGAAAATCAAATCTTCGAGCGGGAAGCGGGTGGCGAAGCGCCGCTTCTTCAAGGCTGACGAACGCTTCGCAACGAAAGCCGTTATTGTGATCGCAATTACAACGGCGGCTTTCATCGTCGCGCAGTACGTTTCATTCCTTGTCACGCGGCAGGAACAAACCGTTCTGATCGAATGGTATTTCCGCGCCGTCGTGATTGAATGCGGCGCAATGATGATGAAGCGTCTTGCCGAAGTAATCGTCGGCAGGATCAAGAAAAAAGAAAAAATCGACATAACAGAAAGCGAGGATACAAACAATGACTATTGATCTTACCAGCATTGCAAACGCCGTGATCGCTCTTATCGCGGCAATTATTACCGCCTTCGTGATCCCGTGGATCAGAAGCAAGACGACCGCCGCACAGTTTGAGAAAATCAAAATGTGGGTAACGGTTGCCGTCGAAGCCGCCGAACAGCTTTACACCGGAAGCGGCAGGGGCGCAGAGAAGAAAGCATACGTTGTTGAATTTCTGAATAGCAAGGGCTTCAAGATCGACGCGGAAACGCTGGATAAACTGATCGAAGCCGCCGTCTTTAATCTTCCGGACTACTTCACTATTTCCGGCATTCCGGCGGATACCGACAGCAACAAAGAGTAATTGACCGCGCGGCGGATCGCGCTTCCCCTTTCAGCCTTCCGCCGCATAAAGAACAATCCCCCGTGCGGGCTTTCGAGCCTTGCACGGGGGATTTTTTTGTTTGGTTCATTCCTTCGGCGGTTCGACCGACGCTTCCGACGGCGCGGCGGTTTTCCCTTTAATGAGTTGATACAGCTTCTTACAGCCGACCGCAATTCCCTTGAATAGATAGTAATAAATCTTGTAAAACGTCCACAAGAAGAAGTACAGACACCAGCCCGCGCCGATAATCATATACCACATCAAATAGAACATTCCGGCGAAGAGCATAGCGAAGCACCACAACGGCGCGTTTCGCTTATTCACACGCACACCGAAGCACAGCCGGAAACCGGACATCTTCTTCAATGTCTTTGTAAAGCTGACGAACATTAGAGCAAATCCCCCTTCTTAAATGTAAATTTTCAAGGCAGAATTCGCCCATTCTGACCTTTAACACAATTATACGCCCGTCATGCGCTAAAATCAAGAATAAAGCGGAATATTTACACACCGTTTGCAAATAATCAGAATGAAGAGGGATCGCGGCGGCAATGAAGATATATGATTACAACGGCAAGAAGAACATTTGCGGCGACCGATTGCGCGAAGCGCGCGTCGTCCGGCGGCTACGCCAAGAGGATTTAGCCGCACAAATACAGTTGAAAGGGATCAACATGGAGCGGGACAGCATAAGCCGAATTGAAATCGGTACGCGCTTCGTATCCGACTTTGAATTGAAGATATTTGCGGAAGTGCTGGGCGTTTCGGTGCAATGGCTTTTAGGCATAGATGAATGACGGCGGCGGGGTGATCCCGTCGCCGCTTATTTTTTTCTGCTTTTTACGCACGTATATAGTATAATAATAGACAGAAAGGAGGTTAAGACGTTGAGCAAGAAAAAGCAAAAGAAAAGCGGCAATAAGAAAGACCAGCCAGCAAGCACAATCAATCTTATTACCGCGATCGTAAACCTTGTAATTGCAATTCTTCTTCTGATAGAAAAGCTGACAAGGTAACGGGCAGGGGGAGAAATCCCCCTTGCCTTGATAAGTATAACACAAAAAACGCTTAACGTCAATGGAGCATGGATACAGCGATTTATATTCTTGTGGCGATTAGCATTGCTTTGTCGATCGTTGCTATCGTCTTATCCTTGAAGCGGAGGAAGTAACAAAATGAACGAAAAGGACTATTCAGCGCAAAAGAAACACATTCGGACGCATTACGCCCGCTTCCCGCTTGATCTTCGTCCGGAAGTGCTGGAGGAATTCAAAAAGGCTTGCGCGGACAACGGGACAACGCCGACAACGGAAATCAAGAAGTTTATTGCGGCGTATTGCGAAGCGGCGCGGGATAAGTAACTATCGGCAGGGGCGGCAGAAATGCCGCCCTTTTGTCATATTCGGAAGCTGGAGGAAGGAAGAATGCACAAACACTTAACATGGACAGACCGCCTAAAAATCGAAAAAGGCTTGAAAGAGGGCTTGAAGCCTTGCGCGATTGCTGACCGTCTGCACGTCCACAATACAACGATATACAGGGAGTTGAAGCGCGGACGCTATACGCATTTGAATTCCGACTTGACGACCGAAGAACGCTATTCGCCGGAGATCGCGCAACAGCGCTATGAAGAGAACCTAAAAGCCAAAGGCGGCGAATTGAAGATCGGCAACGATTACGAATTATCCGCCTTCATCGAAAAGAAGATCGGCGAAGAAGGCTATTCCCCCGCCGCCGTCGTCGGAGAAATCAGACGGCTGGGGCTGACCTTCAAAACGGAGATCAGCGAAAAGACGATCTATAATTACATCGACAAAGGCATATTCTACGGGATCAGCCGCGAGAGCTTGCCGGAACGCGGAGAGCGAAAGCGGAAGTATGACAAGGTGGAGCGGAAGAAAGCCGCCCGCGCGCCGCAGGACGAAAGCATAGAGGAGCGCCCGCAGGAAATCAACGATCGGCAGACCTTCGGACATTGGGAAGGCGATTGCGTATGCGGGAAGAAGCGGACGAAGGAAACCTTGTTCGTTCTTTCAGAGCGCTTGACGCGGAACGAAATTATTATCAAAATGCCGGATCAGACCGCCGCCAGCGTCGTGGCGGCGCTGAACAAGTTAGAACGACGCTTCGGGAAGAAGTTTTCACAGATATTCAAAAGCATTACGTTTGACAACGGATCGGAATTCATGGATTGCGCCGGAATTGAAAAATCCGTCTACGGCAAAGACCGGAAGCGCACGAAGGTTTACTATTGCCACCCGTACAGCGCATACGAACGCGGCACGAATGAGAACATAAACAAAATGATACGGCGGTTCTTGCCGAAAGGAACAGACTTCCGGAAAGTAACCGCCGCATATATTCAGCGCGTCGAAACGTGGATCAACAATTACCCGCGCGAGATTTTAGGCTTTGAAACGTCCGGATCGCTCTTTGAAAGATACGTCGCCGAAGCCGCTTGAAGCCTTCTGAAAAAATATTTTAGTTTTTTCTGCTTTTACTCTTGACTTTTGCGCTTGTTGAGAGTATCATTAAATGCAGAAGAAACCGTTACGGTTTTTCCTGCATTATTTTTTTATCCGAAGGCAGGCGGAAGGAGGTTAAAACATTGAACGGATACAGTTATTTGACGCTGGAACAGCGCCGCGAGATCGAAAGAATGTATGCAGAGGGTGAACGCGTTGTTGACATTGCCGCCCGTCTGAAAAGGAGCGCCGCCGCTATCTACGAAGAGTTGAAGCGCGGCTATACGGGAGAGTTTGACGGCTACGCCCGCCCGAAGTACAGCGCCGATCTTGCACAAGCGACGGTGCAAGAGAATTTCCGACGCAGAGGAAACCGACGCGTCGCGAATTGCTGAAATACGAAAGGAGCTATTCAATATGACACAGTTTAACAACGAGCTTTACGCGGGGTTCTTGCCGGAAGCGGGCGACGCGCGCTTCGAGGGAAAGCGGGGCTTCTATCCTGCAATGACGGCGGAAGAATACAGAGCGCTTCCGCTTCCGATGAAATGCGCAACGTGGGACGCGCGCGTTCAGTATGTGATCTTCGATAGCTATTTCAGAGATTATGAGCTTTCCGGAAAAGTCGAGGTTCACGCCGAAAACGCATTCAAGGCGCTTTTCCGCCACAGCGAAACCGACACGCAGTTATACAGCGTTTGCGCCGTTCGCCTTTTTGACGGAACGCGCGTTGCGGCGAAGTGGGTTCAAGACAGCGTTTCGGGCGCATTCCGGATTGTAACGACTTCCGGAAACGTGCTGGGTACGCAAGGCGGCTTTCGCGGACATATCCCCGAAAACTGCAAGAAGCGGGACGACGGGACGTGGGGGCTTTTCCCGCTTGATCGCACAGCAGACCGCAAGCAGATTATACGCGTCGCATTTTGACGCGGGAAAGGAGCTATTCACCATGAGCGACAGAAGAACAGCGTTTGACGCTATCACGAAGGACAAGCCCACGCTGGCGGGCTTCCTTCGTTCCCTTCCTTGCATTGAAGCGCCGTGGGACGCGGCTTTTCAGAAGCGTTATTGCTCTTCCTGCACGGCGGAGAATTGCGACGCTTGCGCGAATGAGCAGTTCCGGAACAATCCGGAATGGTGGCTTTCCCTTCCGGCGGCGGAGGTGGAACAATGACGGCGGATCGGGCGCGCGGAGCGCTTGCCGTCCTGCAAGACGCGGACGGGAAGTTTATTTGCGAAGTGCCTTGCGGTTACATAGTCGAGCAGACAGCCAGCGCACACAAGCCCCGGCGGATACAGGCACAACGACGGCGGCGGGCAATGCTTCGCCGTCGCGTCGCCCTTACGGTTGCATTGCTGACCGTTGCCGCCCTTCTTGCGGCGCTTATGCCGTGGAGCGGGAGCGGTGCGGCGGACAAGCCGAAGGACACGACCACCGGAACGCTTGAAGAGGTACACCAGCCGACCGCCGTTCTTCTTCCTTCGAGCGGGACGGTGGCGGAATATGTGCCGAATGCGGCGGAGGTTGAAGCCCTTGCAAAACTGATCTACGGAGAAGCGGGGATCGTTCCTTCTACGACGGAGCAAGCGGCGGTTGTATGGTGCGTTCTGAACCGCGTTGACGATCCGCGCTTCCCCAACACGGTGCTGGAGGTTATCGAAGCGCCCTATCAGTTCAGCGGCTACGATCCCGAATATCCCGTGAAAGAGGAATTCGCCCTTCTTGCGGCGGACGTGCTGACACGATACCGCGCGGAGCGGGACGGCGAAGAAAACGTCGGGCGGGTGCTTCCGGCGGAATACTGCTTCTTCACGGGCGACGGGCGGCGCAATCACTTCACGACGGAATGGAAAAGTACGGATCGCTTCGGCTGGACGCTTGAAAGCCCGTACACAGATTGAAAGGAGCGGCACACATGAAGGACAACAAAAGCGGCTGGCAGTTCCCGAAGGCGCTTGAAATTATCAAGTGCAAGGAAGGCGACAAAGAGTTTATGAAGGAGCGTCCGGCGCGTCGCCCGTTCGGAAACACCGTGCTTATTTGCGAATATCCGATCGACGACACGGCGGCGGAAGAGCCGAACGCGAAGTTGATTACATGGCGGCTTGCAAAGCGCGCCGCGCGGGACTTCTTGCGCGTTTCCTTTATGCCTTCGGCTATCGTATCGGCGGCAACGCATGGCGGGAAAACCGCCGTCCGCGTCTACGGTAAATATTAAAACACACGAAAGGAGCTATTCAATTATGTTCAGCAAGAAAAAGACCGAATGCCGCGTTTGCGGCTATCGCTTCACACCGGAGCGGGAAAACATCTACACGGCGGAAGAACCGCGTTCTATGGCGGATATGCTGACGAAAGCGCCGACGCGCTTTTCGGCGGTTGATTGTCCGGTTTGCGGTTGCCAAATCGCGCTGGCGATCCGCGCGCCGCGCATTGACTTTCCGGCTATTGTAGAACGGCACGACGCGGACGCAGAGGAAACGGAGGGCGGCGAAGATGAAGATTAAAAGTATCGCCGCTATCTGCAAAAAGAACAAGAATATTGCGATCTTCGAGCGGTACAGCGACGACGGCGACATATTAACGCAGTACATCGGCGACGGATCGGCGGTTTATCCGGTTGTCGGGCTTCCCCAGCTTGACAAAGAAAGCCTTTTGACGATCTTCGACGTTCCGGAGAAAGACCGCGACAATTACTTCGTGAAAACGCTGGGCGTTCCGGCGGGTATCAGTTTCGAGGACACAGACGAAACGGAAAGACACGTCGAGCGGGAAGGAATTTCGATCATCTATTCCGGACGAACCTTGAAGCCGATCCGCACAACGCGCGGGCTGGTATTCATCGAAAGCCGCTATCTTTCGCCCGTCGCTGACGTGCTGGACGTGCTGGAGCTTTACGAACGCCGCACGGCGGAGGGAGCGCCCTACATCGTCGCGAAGGCGGGCTTCCTGCTTCAAGCGGTGATTATGCCCTATGACGTTATCAACCAGCAGTTCGTGGAGAGCTTGCAGGACTTAACGCGGGAATGCGAATTTTCCCTTTCCGAGAAGGAACGCAGGGAACGCGAAGCCCGCGACCGCTTCACATTCACCGAACCGGAACAATGTTCCTTGAACGTCGATCCGAACACGGGCGAGGTTGTCGAGGAAAGAGAGGTGGCGGACGAATGAACGCGGCGCTTCTATCCTCTAAAAATATGTGCTGGTGTACGCCGCAAGACTTCTTCGACAGGCTGAACGCCGAATTCGGCTTCGTGCTTGATCCGGCGGCGACCGACAAGACGGCGAAATGCTCTTTGTATTACACGCCGGAAACGGACGGGCTTTCGCAAAGCTGGGATCGCGGCGGCGCGGTATTCTGTAATCCGCCTTACGGACGCGAGATCGGCAAGTGGGTTCAAAAGGCTTTCGAGGAAGCGCGGGGGGGGGTATCCGATTGTTTTACTTATCCCAGCGCGGACGGACACGGCATATTTTCACGATTACATTTACGGGAAAGCGGAAATCCGCTTCGTGCGCGGGCGGCTACGGTTCACGGACGACGACGGGAACGCCGCCGATCCCGCGCCCTTCCCTTCAATGGTAGTTATCTATAACGGGGAGTGGGTGAAGGAATGAGCGATAAAAAGAAATGCCCGTTTTGCGAAGCGATCGCGCTTCAACGGTTCATTGAAGAACACCACAGCAAGCCCGCAGGGTTCGGAATGGCTTTATCCGCCGCGCTTGTTTCCTACGCAGTAGTAAACGGGCGTAAATGCGGACGGACAACGGATTACATGAAGGACGGCAAGGGCTACCCGCTCAATTATTGCCCTTCGTGCGGAAAGCGGGTGAAAAATGAGTAACAGACAGGAAAAGCCGCCCTTGAAGTGCTTGCTGGGCATTGATCCGGAGAAGGCGCAGAAATGCAAGCCTTCGGAATGCGCTTCTTGCGGCTGGGAAGCGGCAGAAGCCGCACGGCGGCGGGAGTACGTGAAGGAACACGGCTTGACGCTATGCGCCGACGGCTTCCGGCGGCTGATTATTAGGAAGGAGAAAGACATGGCAACACCTTATAAGGAATGCCCGCATTGCGGCGCACATCTTGACAGCGGCGAAAAGTGCGAATGCCGCGCCGAGGAAATCGAAACGGTGCATTCGCAGAAATGCGCTTGCGGGCTTACGGAACAGGACGTTGAAAGCGGCTGGGAATGCCCGCTTGATAATCCGAACGAAACCGTCGAACGTTGCGAAGATTGCGCTTTTGCAAAAGAAACCGATTGAAAGAGAGGGTAAAGACAATGACAATTAACGAGTTTGCGGCAGAGGTTCACAAGAACGCCGTTGAACACGGCTGGTGGGAAGGCGAAAGAACGTTTCCGGAGATCGTGGCGCTTATTCATTCGGAGGTATCCGAAGCGCTGGAGGAATACCGCGATGGGAAACCGCTTCTTTATTTCCCCTGCAACGCTGGCGGCGTTTGTTGCGAAGAGGACGGAAGCGCGCATTGCGGAAGCCGCCCTTACGATCCGGAAAATCCGAACGCCCGTTGTTCCGCGCAGAGCAAAAAGCCCGAAGGGATCGCGGCGGAGCTTGCCGACGTGATTATTCGCGTTCTTGATTATTGCGCGTATGCCGGAATTGACATTGAAAACGTGCTGGAGGTAAAGCACGAATACAACAAAAGCCGCCCGTATCGACACGGCGGCAAGAAGTGTTAATCATGGCGGAGCGGGTGAACCACCCGCCGCATTACAACGCGGGCGGGATTGAGTGTATCGACGCGCTGGAAGCCGCAACAAGCGGGCTTCAAGGTATCGAAGCCTTTTGCACAGCGAACGCGATCAAGTATTTGTGGCGCTGGAAGCTGAAAAACGGTGAAGAGGACTTGCAAAAGGCGGTTTGGTATATCAACAGACTTATTCAACGAGCGGGCGCAGACAGCGCCGCAGGAAAGGAGCTATTCAATATGAAAGAGAACAAACACGGCTTCGAGCCGAAACAGGAATTCACGATGGGCGGGATCGCTTGGACGGTCATTCAGACGGGCGCGGATTGGGTGAAGTGCATTACTTCCGATTGCGTCGAGGAACGCGCCTTCGATGAAGGGAACAAGAACGACTTTGCCGCTTCTTCCCTTCGCGCCTATCTGAACGGCGAATTCTTGCGCCGTCTGATTAAGGCGGGCGCGCCGGAAGAAATGTTCGAGTATTTCAACATCGACTTGACCGCAGACGACGGATTGAAGAATTACGGTGGCGATCGCGTCCGGATCGGGCTTATCACTTGCGAGGAATACCGCCTTTTGCGCGGCAACATTCCGGCACTTCCGGATCGTTGGTGGTGGACGGCTACACCGGACAGCCCGATAAATTCTTTCGTCCGCGACGTCATTTCGGACGGCTCTTTGAGCTACAACAACGCGTACTACGGCAGCGGGGGCGTTCGCCCGCTTTGCAATCTCAAATCTGAAATCTTGGTATCGTACTTAAACGGCGCGAACGCAGAGGAAC